TCACCGTTTTGGTTTTTATCAACATACGGTCAAGCAGAAGGAATGCTACTATTAACGATGTATTATTATTTATTTGAAGAGCAGAAAAGCACCATAGCAACAACTAAGAATTATGTTCAGTGTTTCACTGATAAATTAGGAGATATGGTATTTACTTATTCCTCCATGTCTGAATTCATTAATATTACTTTGAAATCTAACTATCGGAAAAAATTTGTTAGTTTTTCTGAATATGCAAAACAAAAAAACATAAGAGATCGAAAAGAATTTCTTTATCTTGATAAGCAAATAGATATTTTTAGAAACAGCGTGCATCTCACAAACAGTTTTCGAGTCCACTATATCTACATTGCTTACAGTACAGCATTAGAAAAAAATAAATTCATCAAGTATAGTCAACTGACATCTTATGATCCTACCAGATCTGATACTTCTCAATGTCAGGAAAATATGTACATCCTAGGAAATTCTTTACACTCGGATCTCATTTCAATCATGAAACAGTACTTTAACGAAGACAGTTATTTTCAAAATTATGTAGAAATAAAAAGGATGTTAAACAACAAATTTCAAATGCAACAGTACGTTTATGACATAAACAGTAATAGAAATATCATGCTTGTAATAAATTCAGACCAAATTTCAAAGATGGTTAACAAATGCAATAAACACGGTGAAGGGTATTTTACACCAATTAAATTAGGCTTACAAGGATTTTTAAAAATTTTGGCATCTAATAAATCTATTTTGATAGATGGTAAACCTGTTACAAGGAGACAATATCTACATGACCAATTCAGCAACCCCATTCCTATGTTTAGAGTTCAAATGTCTTACAAAAATCTTTATTGTTTTGGAAGTGCAGAAAGTTGGTACAAAAATATGGGTTTCGACCAGGTTATGCAATTTTTACCCAATGAGTACATTTCGGATGAATCTTTAACAAGTACATTTTGGTTGCAGGACACGACCTTTTTAAGCGACGAAATAGAAAAACAGTTTTACGTAACCAGGCATGAAATCTTTAATGAATACCTTCCGGTTACAAATTATATTGGTGATTTAGATCTGCCGTTACAGGATTCAGCTATAATAACGGAATCGTTATTTTTCTCTATGTGTAAATTGATGCGGAATGTGCTGATCAATGCATGGCAAAAAATATTTCCGTTTATTGACAAAGACGCCTACCCCATCTTTTTTTTCAAAACTACCTGTAGTAATCCGGAGAATCCCCTGAACCACAATGTATGTTACAATGAAGTTGAAACAGCCTTTTGTGTTTGCAAAAAAAAAATTGGTCTTCGAATTGCTATTCCAATCCCTCAAGGTACTGCAATAATTGGAAGTGAGCCATTAAAACAACTTTCTAAAATATTCAATCATTTAATGTGTCTAAACCACGATTTAATGCAGATTCTTAACTCGGTAATTTTTCCTGGTGAATGTTTTGATACAGGAATCTATAATACGGGACGTTGTTTACGGTTAGGTTTCATGTATAAAGTTGACGAAGAGAATAACAGATTTTTGTATGGTCGTCTGAAGCCTATTTTTATTGTCCCGGAAAAAATGAAAAAGAATTTTCAAGATTTCGTTAGCATGCAACTAGATCTCAATAATATTTTACATCATGGAACTAAAGACCAAACCATTACAGAGATAATCTACAGCATTTTTGATAAGGCCTGTCCAACAGAGTTTTCTTTTATAGATTCTAGGACTAAGCAACTGTATCACAGAAAACAAAGTTCACTGGAGACTTTATGTTTGAAATATTTACATGTCAATGGTTTTTCGGAAACAAGTTGTCTTTCCCGTGATGATTTGTTAATGACTTTTACTCGTTCAATTGCCTGGCCACAGATGTTAAAAAAGAACATCCAACACTGTGAAGCACGAACAGCTACACAATTTCAACATGTAACTTTTCTAAAAATTGATCACAAAAATATACAACTAAAAAAATTGCAAAACGGAAAACTAAGTGATTTCAGTTGTTTAACAAGGAATCATAAGGGAAACCGTGAAAATGTCTTAGTGTACTTAGAATTTAAGGTAGATAACAATCGCATTTTGATAATATTATGGAGCAAATGTTTTACTACGAAATGTAAATCTAATAGTAAGCAAGTGCATTCATCTGTCGTTTTAGATTCTTTGAATATGTGACATTTTTATGTTATTTATTTGTGTTTTGTAAATAAAATTTTAGACGCACCTTAATTCGTGTCTAGCTTTATATGTCAAATGTTCCTTATATTAAAAACCACAGAGGCGTCACCGCTACACGAGACAAAAATAATATAAAAGGCCGTTTATGAACAAGGTTCTCATTTTCGACAGAAACATGTATCCACGCGGGGTTAAAAAGAATGTATTAGGGCGGCAACGATATGGTTTGAAAACCATTAAACGAACTCTTGTTCATAAACCTGCTAACAAGTATGTCAGCCGCTTTACGAAACAATTTCACAGACGCATCATTCCTATTAAGCAGCTTGATGAATCAAAATTAGACGCTTTGAGTCTCAGAGAACTAGAACAGCTGAAACTCATCATTGAAGAAAAGCAGGAAGAAAAGCGTGCACAGACGCATGCATTGACTTTTTTCGCCAATTTACCAACAGCACCTTTTGGCTCTAGCTACACCGCGGAAGCCCTTGGTTTACGCAAATATTCCGGTGAAGCACGAGATCCAGCTCATAGGATTCGAGATCGATTTCCCCGGAATCATGAAAAAATCTATTTGGAAAAAGAAGAACTAATGACAACAGACTTGTTACTACGATATAAGAACTGCTTAAACTCCCTCAATAGAGAACAACATCAACAGATACTCGGAGACCGAGTTTTTTCATTGACGAATTCTCCATCGTTAGCATTTTCTCTTGCGATTATTGAGGAAGCTTGCATTTACTATAAATATCATTTTGTGCACAACTTACCTATTGACCCTCAAGATCTGTTTATGTATACTATTACCATAATGAAGTTTGAATACTTCAACAAGTTGAATATGGCAAAACTTTGTTGTGTTTTTAATGACAATGGACATGGTGACATAGAATACCGTATTTTCAGACAACTTTGTGGAAAACCGGTATATGACCGTGATATGCCTAACACGGAATATGAAGTACAGCAACAGACTCCTGGATCTTTTCAATATCCAGCACAGCAAGCTTTATCATTTATAGTCACTTTTGCAAGGATTTTACGTCAAATAAAGGAACGTATTCTTCAAACTAAACAACCTCAGTTCATACGCGATTTTGACCAAGATCGTGTAAGTGAACAATATCAATGTGGCATGATTTCCAGATTAGTCGGAGACCAATTTAACAATCATCAATGTGATGACATCGGTTGCCAAACTAGAATCCAACGCATGATGTCACCTTGGAAACCAAGCTTATATTTCTGTACCTATCTTCCCAAAGAATTTGTGGAGTTTGGTCTGCATCCTAACATGCCTGAAGAGTACAACAGCTTTAATGTTGCATGTTCTGCAACTCCGTCTTGCAGTTTTGCTTCACAGCAATCTAAGCAAACCGTCCAATTGAATTTACAAACCAAAAAGCAAGCCAAATGTAAAAAGCTTCTTACTGCGGAGAAAACGAATAAAGGACAGAAAACAAATGAGCTACGCGAAAACAGACTGAAAAAAGACTGGAGTAAAGAAGTTGATTCTATAGATTTTGAAACAAACACGACTCTACAGGAAGATGAAACTCGCTTTGTATTTATTGAAAATGATACTTCTATGAAATCAGCGAAAATTAAAGAAAACAATGGAGAGGAAAACACTGATAATGAAATGGAACTGGATTTAGATTATGAAGATGTAGAAACTTGTGAGACCGACATTAATGACACTGATTCTGATGATTCGGATTAATTTCTCAATATGTAGCATCTCTGTGGCTGTCCTCTAGCTAATGCTTTGCTGCAACAAATTAAATACTTGCAATGCAAACTTCTGATTGGTCGTTGCTTACTTTGCGGAAGTGGGAGGGTTCATTGATCCTCCTTGCCTGCAATTCTATTTTAAAAAACATGAAAAATAAATACTATTACGAGTGAGGTGGACGCTAATTTGCATAAACTATCAAATCCGAGTCAGTATATCGTTTTTAGTTCTCCGCACTAAAACAGTAGAACGAGAAAACTTAATTTCCGTTGTATGATGACGCTAAGTTTTGTTACGTCAACTAAAATATATAAGGTTTAGCAGAAACACCCCTTGCAGAAACTGGGGTCTTCATGTTTCAAGAATGGCTGATGATAATGAAACTGTTGTTTCGGCCCCAATATGTACCGCAGCATGGCTGTACATTCTGCCGAAAGACCAAAAATTAATAGAAATTCTGACTACATTATCGTTAATGGAAAAAAGAAAATCAGTAGTGATCTCACCCTTGTTACTTAATCTAACGGTTGAAAATGACTTCTTCCCAACCGTTAAAACACCCATTATTAATTACGGCGGAACAGTCATCACCAAAATTACATCGTTTATGCCTGTATGCTTCTTTTTCCACGGTACAGATGTTTTTTTAAAAGAAGCAGAAGACCATGGAAATCTTGATAAATTGTGCAAACAAACAAGAGAAAAATTCAATCTACAAGAATTTGTCGTTAACGGAAATCGAAAGCCTGTGGATATAGGAAAGATCTGTGAAAGTGTTGGAAGAAATGCAGATGACGTTCTATGTCATATAGTTGTTGGGAATGGTTTCAAAGAACTTTTATTTGCTGGATTATTAATCCCATGTGTAGAAGAGCAGATTCAAGTCCAGGTTGGTGAATGCTTGGCAATAAAAATTCCGTTATATTCGGCTACCTTGTTTGAATCGGAAGAAACTTTGTGCATTGATACTTGCACTGAATTCATTCAAGAAAACGGCTTTTATGCGCCTCAGATCAGCGAAGTATTGTTCTACTTAATCTTTACATCATGGGGAATGACTTTGCGATTTAATAATACCCTGGAATTGATTAAAGCCGGTCTGAAACAATTTATCCAAGATACTGAACAAACTGTCAAGCTTGCACCGAATAAAACATATCACGGTATTCCTGGTCAAAAACTATCACCGATTGAAAAAGATCATTTAATGTTAGTGGACGCTGTAATCACGGAACTAACCTTCAGTTACACAGCAGAGTATCTTGATTCTATTTATGAAAATAATCAAATCATGAATTTTTCAGAGTGGCCTATCATCAAATCGGCTGAAACCCACGAAGAGAAAATCGTGGAACTGAAAAAATTGAGGCTCCATCTATCTAGCCATGTAGCTGCTTTAGTCTTTGCTGCGAATTCGATACTTTACAGTAACAAATTGGCCTATATATCTAACACAAAACAAGCTTTTAACTCTGCGATCACTCAAGAAACATTACTGCGTTCAATCCAGTTTTGTAATTCCTTGTCATCTCTTAACGAAGATTTTTATAACGATGCCAGAAAATTGATAAAGTGTAATTCTTCACCTTGTAAAGAAGATAAGTTTTCCGCTTTTCATCTAGCTTACGCATGTGCGACATGTCCACAAATCTTATCGCATATAATATGGAATTTGAACAGAATGTCTATTTATAACACAAACTGTGGAAATTCTGAAATATATAACCACATCGTAAATTGTTCCTCTAATCTCTGTGAGTTTTGTGAAGGTAAGTGTTGCCATTCGTGTATCGGAACAGCATTGATCAGAATCAACAGCAGATTACCTCAGATTTCTAAAACGACTAAAAAAGAACCTATTGTTATGACAATGTTTTCTCGTTTTTATGCAGATGTAGATGTTCTAGGTTCTTTTGGGAAAAAGGGAGTTAATGAAAGCAAAGATCCAATGAAAGAAGCTCAAACCACACCTTCCTTAGATAGATTCAAATTCTTAGGAATGATTCACGATTATTGTAAGAAAAATAATTTGATTGATGCAATAACTGGGGAAGACAATTTAAATTTTAAAAGTCAAAATGATTTTGTGAATATGATTAATGATTTAATTCAATGCATTGAGGAAGCAGTTTCAAAATGTATTTCAGAAATGAGAAAAACGCAGACATCCAGAGAACAAATCGAAAACTGTCTACAATCTTTCAACATTGATACGACACCTCTGTCTTTGGCTTTTTCTCCATTCTTTGTTTTCACGTATTACAAAGTTATACTAATTGTTTTACAGAACTTGGCTTTAATAATCGGTACGGGCTATGTTGTAGATAGGCCTTGTACTGGAAACTTAATTTCTAAATGGTTAATGCAACAATACCAATCTCTCTACGGAGCATTTTACAACAGTCATTTTAAAAAAGGTTTTTTGAATATGAAAACTGTAAAAATAGCCTCAAATGTAGACATGGAACAATACATTGATTTCAATTTGTTTAAATCGGGTAAATATGCTAAAACCTCTATCCAAGCTAAACTCTGTCGCCTTTCCATGCAATGTTTGAAAGATTTTCGAGTAAAAAATAGACCATTCAATAAGCCAAACAAAAACACACAAAATAATCCTTTTTTCAAAAAGGTCAAACAGAAAAAGAACCCACTTTCTGGTTGCTTATCATTTTTGCTGTTTAAATATCATGAACGGCTCTTTCCAAATTTAAAAATATCCTGCCTAGAATTTTGGCAGCGTATTTTGCTTAATAACATGCCAAAAACCATAGATATAGGTAATGTTGAAGACATGCGTTCTTTCATCAAGTTTACTTTTCGTGTCACCAATTCATATGATGAAATAGATTTGTTAGATATTCAACCAGAATGCTTACTATCCTTTATCGAGTATTACTTTCATAATAAACTATTATCAGTTCTTGGTTATAGAGATTATCTAACAAGTTTGCATGCATTAACTTCTAAACTAGTTCCTCAAAACCCTATGTTATTCCCAGTTTTTCTTAAAGAACATCCAACATTTTCTTCTGTGCAGGAATACGTCATGCACGTAAAAAAGTTGGTAGGGAATGGACTTAAAGAACCTATGACTGCATCATTAACAAAAGAACCAAATTTTGGGAGCATTTTCACAGGAAGATCTATTATTACCTTTGGTTTAATGATCGAAAAATTTGTGAGTGTTGCTAGTAGAGATTATTTCCACTTTGGTCAGTTAGGTTGGATAGCTGGAAGTGGCGTAGATCGCAATTTAAACCCTCCTTCCTCCGGCTTGCAAGATTTCCGTTTTATGCGTCAGAAATTTGTGATTGCTACAAAACTGTGTGACATTATTGTGAAGAAAGTTAAGAGAGAAGCCATTGTTTATGATGTGGAAGTAATTCGAGGAAAGGTGCTCAACATTATTGAAAGTTTATCCAATTCTGTAAATCCAGAACTACTCATATTAGCTGAAGTGATGAAAGATAGAGATAGTAAGCCTACTATGGATGATATGTTATTCTACGTGGATGGTAGAGAGCCTCTAGCAAAATCCGTAATGAACAAGATTCAGCATTTAACGGATTTAAATGTACATGATTTTTCTCTTTCAACTTTATTGTCAGTTTTTGAAGAACAAGTAGAAGATAGTGCTGCTATCTATGATTTTTCAGAACTTTTGGTAGAAGGTAATGAGCAAGGTTTTGGTATATTAAAATGTGAAGAGACTGAGCATGAAAATGAGGAACCCTCCTTAAAAAAAGCTAGATTGTAAAAATGAATTCTTTGCAATCATTGTGTGTCTTGTGTTCAAGGTTAAGTGAATGTGCTTTAGAATTAGAGTGCTTACGATTTTGTGACCCTGTCACACTTATTCCAGATATGACAAATTTCAGGAAAAACGGTGTTGTAATAATTCATTTGTTTAAGACATTATTTGCTGAACTCTGTCATCAAAATTTTAATTGTGCATCTCCTGTAACCATTTATTTACAGATTTTATTAAAAGCTATGTATAATCAAGTCTTATTACTCGATGCTTCAATTCACCAATTTCTATTAGATAATGACAAACAAAAATATTTTGAAAATATATTCCAACTCAATGAATGCAAGCAACACTTAAAATTGGACTTGGCTCTTAATAATTATTTGACTTTTTCTGTAGACATTTCTACGATCAATGATATTGAAAAACTTTTATGTAAGATGAATTGTATTTTTGGCTTAATTTCACCACTGGATGGCATTAATGCTTGCAGTCAAATTATTGAATTTCTAACAATTTTGTGTGGTGTTTGCGTAGTGATGAAGCCAGAAGTTTTTTCTGAAACTACTACATGTTTAAAATGTTATGAAGAATTATCTTTAGTGCCCAATCAAGGAAAGTCTATTCGTAAAAGACTAGCTGGCAAATTTTGTAATCATCTAACTGAAACACATATGGTATCCAATTTAGAAAAAAACGTTGACATCATTGAGAAAGATTTGGATTTTTCCACAAAACAATATGGTCTTGTAAAAGAGTATATGGCGAAAATCACAAATATTTTTCAACAGCAACTATATTCAAAACCTCCACATTTACAAGAAGCTGAAAACACTTTAATCAACTTTGACCTTTTTAGCAAAATTCCAGATACAATTTATTCGTTGAGTGAATTCACCTATTGGTCTAAAATTTCAGAATCTGTTATTCAAAAAGCTTCAATAACTCTAAATCAACTAAATCTTTGTCATTCACTTTATGCTGATCTCCAAAATGAAATTAGTAAGTTTTTATATGGTGAAACTATTCAAGATGTTTTCAATTTTAACGAAGAAAATGTTACAAATGATGACAAATTATACATCGGATCGAGATTTATTTCCCCTTGCAGACTCGTTGATATTATTACCAATGTTAGTATAAAAAACTTAGAAGAAGATCCGGTTTTTACAAAGCTGGCAGAGGAAGATGAAATACAAACTAAAATAAAAACTTTATTAAATGAACTTGAAAATTCAGCTCATGAAACTGTCCCAAAAAAATACGTAACGCATTCAATGACACAAGATCACAATTTACAACAAGAGATTCACATTAGAAAAAAAGCTTATTACCAAAAAATTTCCGAATCGGGTTATAGTAAAGTAATGCTGTGTATCAAAGAGCAAGAAGCATTAATAAATAAGTTAATGAATATTAATATCCTAGGAAATCACATTTTCGAAAGTCTTTCGAAAATGATGAACGCATTTGCAAATAGACAACTGCAGTCACTAGGAAATTTCTCTGCTGATCCATTTACTTATGATGATCACTTATACATTAAAAACAATCTACTTTCAAAAAAATTGCCTCAGGAACTTTTACCTAATTTAAGTCAAGAAATGTATCGATTGTTGACTGGTCCATTGTCGAATTATCACACCGCTTCTTTTCCATTGTCCAGTAACATATCCATGGCGTATGCTTGCGATGTTGCAGATTTTTTACCACATATGAAAGAAGATCTGGCTAAATGTGTTGAAGGCACGATCTACCCGGAAAATTGGATGCTGTGTACATATAATAAATTTTTCAATTTTGATGGTTTGCATAATATCAACGATATGCAAAGACAAATGTGGAATTTTATCAGGGAATTAGTTTTGTCTGTTGCACTATATAATGATGTATTTGGAAAACAATTATCAATCGTCAAGTTTGGCGAAGAGACAGAAACTGTCGAAAAAATACTTTTAACTTTTGATAGTGGTTCTCCTTTACTATTCAAGCGTGGAACGACCACGACAAAATTTAATGATTTGTACTCTTTATTGTATTTCGATTTAAAGACTCAATGCGATCCTGTTCAAATTTCACAAACTAAGGAAGTTTCCCATATACCGGCTCCAAATCTGTTAGATCTATGTAGACAAAATGAAAATTCTATTCCTGAGTGTTTTTATAACTTTTAGCTTACAGCTATCTCTACAAACAGAAGCTGACTTTGTCATGACTGGACACAATCAGCATTTACCATTTCGAATTTGTTCAATTGCCACCGGGACAGATTTAGTGCGTTTTGACAGGGAGGTTTCTTGCGCGTCTTACGGCTCTAACATTAAAACTACCGAAGGTATTTTGATAATTTACAAAACAAAGATTGAAGCACACACGTTTTCTGTCAGAACTTTTAAAAAAGAACTTACATTTCAAACAACATATCGCGATGTTGGCACTGTGTATTTCTTAGATCGAACTGTTACAACTTTGCCAATGCCAATTGAAGAAGTGCACATGGTAAACACCGAGGCGCGTTGTTTGTCCTCTATCTCTGTAAAACGTTCGGAGGAAGAGGAGTATGTTGCATATCATAAAGATGAATATGTGAATAAAACGTTGGATTTGATTCCGTTAAATTTTAAATCTGATACTGTCAGAAGATATATAACTACTAAAGAACCATTTTTAAGAAATGGTCCCCTCTGGTTCTATTCAACATCTACATCGATAAATTGCATAGTTACAGACTGCATTGCAAAGACTAAATATCCTTTTGATTTTTTTGCTTTATCAACAGGGGAAACCGTGGAAGGGTCACCGTTTTATAATGGTATTAATTCTAAAACATTTAATGAACCAACGGAAAAAATTTTGTTTAGAAATAATTATACTATGCTGAAAACGTTTGATGATGGATCAAAAGGAAATTTTGTGACGTTAACTAAAATGGCTTTTCTGGAAAAGGGAAATACTATTTTTTCATGGGAAGTGCAGAATGAAGAGTCTTCCATTTGTTTGTTAAAGCATTGGATGACAATCCCACACGCTTTACGGGCAGAAAATGCTAACAGTTTTCACTTTATTGCGCAGGAACTAACTGCTTCTTTTGTCACAGGAAAAAGTAATTATACGCTTTCTGATTCAAAATATAATTGTATTAACAGCAATTATACTTCAATTTTGGATGAGATTTACCAAACGCAATACAACAATTCGCATGACAAAAATGGTAGTTATGAAATTTTTAAAACTGAGGGAGATTTAATTCTGATTTGGCAACCGTTAATACAACGGAAATTAACGGTTTTGGAAAATTTTTCTAATGCTTCTAGAAAAAGGAGGAAGAGGGAATTAGAGACTAACAAAGACATCGTATATGTTCAACTACAATACCTATACGACACTCTGAAAGATTACATTAACACAGCACTAGGTAAGCTTGCTGAAGCCTGGTGTTTAGATCAAAAACGCACTATCACAGTGTTGCACGAGCTTAGTAAAATAAGTCCTTCTGGAATCATTTCAGCAGTGTACGGTAAACCCATGTCCGCTAAATTAATTGGTGATGTATTAGCAGTCTCAAAGTGCATTGAAGTCAACCAGACTTCTGTTCAGCTACATAAAAGTATGAGATTGAAAAAAGATTCAAGTTACGATGCTCTAAGATGTTATTCTCGGCCATTGTTAACATATTCATTTGCAAATTCTTCGAAGGAAACTTATTTAGCACAACTTGGTTTAGACAATGAGATATTACTGGGAAATCACAGAACAGAAGAATGTGAACAATCTAACACGAAAATTTTTTTGTCTGGTAAATTCGCTCATATTTTTAAAGATTATACGTACGTTAATTCTAGTTTGATAACAGAAATAGAAGCTTTAGATGCGTTTGTTGACTTAAACATAGATCCTTTAGAAAATGCAGATTTTACATTATTGGAATTGTATACAAAAGATGAACTGAGCAAAGCGAACGTTTTTGATTTGGAAACCATTCTTAGAGAATACAATTCTTACAAAAGTGCGCTACACCATATAGAAACAAAAATTGCAACAGTTACTCCAACATATATAGGAGGGATTGACACATTTTTCAAAGGTCTTGGCGCTCTTGGTCTTGGTTTGGGGGCTGTGCTGGGTGTAACGGCTGGTGCTTTGGGAGATGTGGTGAATGGAGTTTTCTCTTTTCTTAAAAATCCATTTGGTGGAGCACTAACTATCTTACTAACTTTGGGAGTGATTGGCTTAGTTATTTTCTTATTTTTAAGACATAAACGATTAGCACAAACACCGATTGATATT